GCTGGGCGTCCGAAGGGCGTCAAGACGGCGAAGGATGAGGCGAGGGCTGCGCCGCCGCGCGATGTGGTGAAGGCCGCGCGCAAGCTGCGCCTGTCGCCGCTGGACTACATGCTCGCCGTGATGAACGACGAAGAGGCGGAGAGTTCGCGGCGGGACCGGATGGCCGTCGCTGCGGCCCCGTTCGTTCACGCCCGGCCCGGCGAGGGCAAGGGCAAGAAGGAAGAGGCCGCTGACGCGGCGAAGCGCGCCGGCGCGGGCAGCGAGTGGGGCGATGATCTCGCCGGGCCAGAGGGGAGGCCGAACTAGCGATGTGGGACACGTCATGCCCGGACTGGCAGGAACGCATCCTGTCGGGGCGGACGCTCGTTCCTGATCTGCCGCTGTTTGAGGAGGAGGCGGCGCGAGCCGTCCGCATCTTCGACCGGCTGAAGCTGCCGGACGTGATCGGCACGCCGAAAATGACGGACGCTGCCGGGGACTGGTTTCGGTCGATCGTCGCCGCCCTGTTCGGCGCCTATGACGTCGAGGCGAACCGGCGGATGATTCAGGAGTTGTTTCTCCTGGTCCCCAAAAAGAACGGCAAGAGCAGCTACGCCGCCGCGATCATGGTGGTGGCGATGATCGTGAACCGGCGGCCGAACGCCGAGTTTCTATTGATCGCGCCGACGAAGGAAATTGCGGGCATCGCCTACAAGCAAGCGTCGGGGATCATCAAGGCTGACCCTGAGCTGGCGAAGCTGTTCCATCTGCAGGCGCACCAGAAGACGATCACGCACCGGAACACCGGGGCGGAACTGAAGATTAAGGCGGCGGATACCGACGTCATTACCGGTTCGAAGTCGACCGGGATACTCGTCGACGAGACGCATGTCTTCGCCAAGAAGTCGAATGCGGCTGAGATTTTCGTTGAGGTCCGCGGCGCGCTGACGGCACGGCCGGACGGGTTCATGATTCAGATCACGACGCAATCGAAGGAACCGCCGCAGGGGGTTTTCAAGGCGGAGTTGGCGACGGCGCGCGATGTGCGCGACGGGCTGGTCAAATTGCCACGCCTGGCGGTACTGTATGAACTGCCGCAGTCCGTGGCGGCCGATGGCGGGTGGAAGGACGAACGGCTCTGGCGGCTCGTCAATCCAAACATGGGGCGCTCGGTAGACGTCGAGTTTCTGCGCAACGCGTTGATAGTAGCGGAGCGCGACGGGCCGGATGCTATGGCGCTTCTGGCGTCGCAGCATTTCAACATCGAAGTCGGCCTTGCGCTTCGCATGGATGCCTGGGCCGGCGCGCAGTACTGGCAAGGCGCGGTCGATGAACCGCTCGCCAATCTCGACACCCTGCTCGAGCGGTGCGAGGTCGCCGTCGTGGGGATCGACGGCGGCGGGCTGGACGATCTTCTCGGGCTTGCGGTGCTGGGCCGCTGCAGGACGACGAGGGACTGGTTGCTGTGGTCGCGGGCCTGGGCGCACCAGGACGTGTTCAGGCGGCGCAAGGATATCTCGGAACGTCTCCGCGACTTCGTGGCAGAGGGCACGCTGACGGTTTGCGACGACCCGACGCAGGACATCCGCGAGGTGGTCGCGGCGATCGTCAGGGTGCGCGACGCCGGGCTTCTTCCGGAGAAGCACGCTGTCGGGCTCGATCCGGTTGGGGTCGCGCAGATCATCGACGCGCTGGATGCCGCCGGGATCTCGGGCGAGATGCTGGCCCCTGTGTTTCAGGGCTACAAGCTGGCCGGGTCGATCTGGGGGACGGAGCGCAAGCTGAAGGACGGCACGCTCTGGCACGGCGGGACCGCGCTGATGGCGTGGTGCGTCGGGAACGCGAAGGCCGAACAAAGGGGCAATGCCGTGCTGATCACGAAACAGGCGGCCGGCAAGGCCAAGATCGACCCGCTGACGGCGGCGTTCAACGCGGTCGCGCTGATGAGCCGGAACCCGGAAGGGCAGGGCCGCTCGATCTATACGACCCGCGGCGCGCTGGTTCTCTGAGCCGATGGCGTTCAGGGACTTACTTCCGGCCTGGTTCGGCGGCCGTAGCGACGGTCCGCGCGCCGCGACACAAAGCGGTGGCGGTGGCGTAACGATCACGACCGCCGCTCAGCTCAGCGAGTATCTGAGCAGCGGCGCCGGCATGAGCGCGAGCGGGGCGGCCGTGACGCCAGAGACCGCGATGCGTGTCGCCGCAGTGTTCGGGTGCGTCCGCATCATCTCCGGGGCTGTCGCGACGATGCCGCTGGCGCTGAAGCGCAGGGTCGACGCCAGAACGCGACAGGACGCCAGCGATCACTCGCTTTGGCGGGTGCTGCGGAAACGGCCGAATCGCTGGATGACGCCCAGCGGGTTCCGCCGGATGATGACGGCGCATGTGCTGCTGCGCGGAAACGCCTACGCGCTGATCGTGCGCAGCGGCAACAGGGTAGTTGAGCTGATCCCGCTTCACCCCGACCGCGTTCGCGTGGTTCAAGCCGACGATCTCGGGCTGGTCTATACCTATACGCGCAAGGATGGCGTTCAGGCCACGCTTCAGCAGAGCGAGGTCTTCCATCTCATCGGCCTGACGCTGGACGGCGTGAACGGCGTCTCGGTGATCCAGCACGCGAGGGAATCCATCGGTCTCGCACTGACCGCCGAGAAGCACGGCAATACTACGTTCGCCAATGGGACGGTCCTTGGCGCGGTGCTGAAGCACCCGAAGACGATCGGCAAGGAAGCGCAGGAGGCGCTGCAAGCGAGCCTCGACCGGTACCGCGGCGCCGAGAACGCCGGAAAGACTTTGATCCTCGAAGAGGGCATGGACTGGACGCCGCTCGGGATGACCGCTGAGGACGCGCAGTACATCGAAACCCGCAAGTTCACGCGCTCCGACATCGCGATGTTCTTCGGGGTTCCGCCGCACATGATCGGCGACACCGAGAAATCGACATCATGGGGGACTGGCATCGAGCAGCAGTCGCTCGGGTTCGTCGCCTATACGCTCCAGGACTGGCTGACGGCGTGGGAAGAGACGATCGGGCGCGACCTGATCTCGGAAGACGACATCTACGCAAAGTTCAACCCGGCCGGCCTGCTGCGCGGCGACATCAATTCCAGATATGCGGCGTATTCGACGGCGCGCCAGTGGGGATGGCTGTCGATCAACGACATCCGCGAACTGGAAGACCTGAATCCGATCGAAAACGGCGACGATTACTTGCAGCCGATGAACATGGAGCCGGCCGGTACGCCGGCGGAGAGCGCTTCACAGAAGCGCGTCCGCAAGCAGGGGAAGACGGATGACCAATCGAACGCTGCCTAGCCCGATGGCGCTGGAGAGGCCGCACCGCTATTCGCCGGACGCGCCGGCCGATGCGCTGTCCAAATGGGCTGCGCTCGCGCCATCGGCGGCGGCCGGAGACCCTGACACGATCACGATCTTCGATTTCATCGGAGAGGATGCCTGGACCGGAGGCGGCTTCACGGCGAAGCGAGCCGCAGCGGCGCTGCGCTCGATCGGGCCGAAGCCGGTTACCGTCGAGATCAACTCCCCCGGCGGCGACATGTTCGAAGGCATGGCGATCTTCAATCTGCTGCGCGAGCATCCGGCGGAGGTCAGTGTCCGGGTGATGGGCCTCGCCGCCTCGGCGGCCTCGATCATCGCGATGGCTGGCGACAAGATCACGATGTCGATCGGGTCGATGATGATGATCCACAAGGCCTGGGGCATCGTGATCGGGAACGATGACGACTTCACCGACGCCGCGGAGGTGTTCGGAAAGTTCAATGCCTCGATGGCTGAGGTCTATGCCAGCCGAAGCGGGAACGACATCAAGACCGTGCTGAAAATGCTCGCCGGTCCCAACCACAATTCGGACGGAACCTGGATGACGGCGAAGGAGGCCGTCGCCAACGGCTTCGCCGACGAAACCACGGACGACCCGGAGCCGAAAGCCGGGACTGACAAGGGCGCGCGAGCGGACCTCATGGCCCGCCGGCGCGTCGACGCAATGCTGGCGCAGCATGGGCTTCCGCGATCCGAGCGGCGGCGTCTGATGCGCGAAGCGACCGGCACGCACGACGCTGCCGACCACGCCACGCCGAGCGCTGGCATCGACCTGTCCGCAGCCGCAGGGCTGCTGGCGCTTCTGAAATCGTAACGAAAGGGCTCGACATGAGCATTCAGCACTTCCCCGGACCCCGCGGGATCATGGCGGTGCGCGCCGATGCGTCGGACGCGAACAAGATCCTCGCCGAACTCCTGCCCGCCTTCAAGGCGTTCAAGGACGAGAACGACAAGGCGCTGGCCGATCTCCGCAAGGGCAAGGCGGACGTCGTCCAGACCGAGAAGATCGACCGCATCAACGCGGACATCACTTCGCTCCAGGCCGGCATCGACCAGGTCAATGCGGCGCTCGCCGCGGCGCGCCTCGGCGGCGGCTCCGGTTCGGAGATCAACGCCGACCAGAAGGCGCACAAGGCGGGCTTCGAGGCGTATTTCCGCAAGGGCGCCGAGACCGGTCTTCGCGACCTCGAAGTCAAGGCGGCCGCGACGACCGACAACGACCCGAACGGCGGCTATCTGGTCGACGCGACCAACGAGCAGACCATCGACCGCGTGCTCTCGACGGTGTCGGCGATCCGCTCGCTCGCGACCGTTCTTCCGATCTCGACCGGCTCCTACAAGAAGCTGGTCGGGCAGGGCGGCGCGACGGCGGGCTGGGTCGGCGAGAAGGCGACTCGCACCGAGACCACCACGCCGACGCTTTCCGACCTCGTGTTCAACGCCATGGAACTCTATGCGAACCCGGCGGCGACCCAGCAGGCGCTCGACGACGCCCGCATCGACATCGGCGCGTGGCTGGCCGACGAGGTCTCGACGGTGTTCGCCGAAAAGGAAGGCCTCGCCTTCTTCTCCGGAGACGGCGTCAACTCTCCGCGCGGCATCTCCAGCTACACGATGATCGCCGATGCGTCCTACGCATGGGGCAAGGTGGGGTTCAAGACCAGCGGCGTCGCGGCGGCGCTGAGCGACTCGACCCACAACGGCGCCGATGCGATCACCGATCTCGTCTACGCTCTGAAGCAGGGCTACCGCACCAACGGGCGGTTCCTGATGAACCGCACCACGCAGGCCGCGGTCCGCAAGCTGAAGTCGAAGACCGAGGAGCTGTACCTCTGGCAGCCTTCGATCCAGGCCGGTCAGCCGCCGACGCTGCTCGGCTATCCGGTGGTCGACGACGACAACGTGTCGGACATCGGCGCGAATGCGTTCCCGATCTGGTTCGGCGACTTCAAGCGCGCCTACCTGATCGTGGACCGCGCCGGCATCCGGGTGCTGCGCGACCCCTACACCAACAAGCCCTACGTGCATTTCTACACGACGAAGCGCGTGGGCGGCGGCATCCAGAACTTCGAGGCGCTGAAGGCGCTCAAGATCAGCACCTGATCGTGACGGCGCGCCCCTGACCAGGCGCGCCGCCTCGTTTCGACACCAATCTTCTGAACTGAAAGGGCCTTCCCATGAAGGACATGCACAACAACATCAGCATCGTGAATGTGATCACGCCGCAGGCCGTCGGCACCACCGGCATCGGCGGCGGCAAGCTCTCGGGGATCATCGACCGGCAGGGGTTCGGCTCGGTCGAGTTCGCGTACCAGTCCGGCGCTTCGGCGTCCGTCGCCGATACGATCGTTCCTGTGGTTTACGAGGCGGCGGCCACCGGGGATTCGTTCACCTCGGTCGCCAACGCCGATCTTCTCGGCACCGAGTCCGCGATCACCCTGACCGCGGCTGGCGTGAAGCGCGTCGGCTATGCCGGGTCGAAACGCTACCTGAAGCTGCGGCTCTACGGTGTCGGCACCGCGACGGCGATTGTCGGGGCCGTCGGCATTCTCGGCAACCCGGACATCGCGCCGGTCGCCTAGACGTGTCGGTTCACGTCCTGCCCCGGCCCGCCAGAAGCGCGCCGGGGCATGTCTCCATCGTCGGCCTCGGTCCGTCCTGCGTTTCGTTTTTCGAGCTGACGCGCCGCCTCGGCGGTGTCAGCGCGTACTGCGATGAGGTCTGGGGGATCAACGCCATCGGCGACGTGCTGCGCTGCGACCGCGTGTTCCATATGGACGACATGCGCGTCCAGGAAGCGAGGGCGGCGGCGCGGCCGGACAGCAATATCGCGGCGATGGTGCGGTGGCTGAAATCGCATCCCGGCCCGGTCTATACCAGCATCGTGCGCGATGGCTATCCGGGCCATATCGCGTTCCCGCTGGAGGCCGTGCTTAACGCCGGGCACGACGGGAACGGCGGCGCGCCATACTTCAATTCGACGGCGGCCTATGCGATCGCCTACGCGATCCATATCGGCGTCCGGCATGTCTCGCTGTTCGGGCTGGATTATACCCTGCCGAACTCTCACCACGCCGAGAAGGGCCGGGCATGCTGCGAGTTCTGGCTTGGGATCGCGGCGGCGCGCGGCGTCGAAATCACGGTGCCCGAAACCTCATCTCTGCTCGACGCCTGCGCGCCAGCGGCGGAGCGGCTTTATGGCTACGACTGCGCCGATGTCAGGCTCCACGACCGCGCCGACGGCGGAGTCTCCGTCGTGTTCACCGACAAGGAGCCGCCGAGCGCCGAAGAGGTCGAGCGGGCCTACGACCATTCGAAACACCCGAACCGGCTGATGGCGGCGGACCGATGAAACCAGTCAGGACCGTTGCGCCGGCGCTGCGGCCGGTCAGCCTCGCCGAAGCGA